CCTGACTCCGTCGCGGCACGGTTTAACTTCGAGGGTGCGAAATGGGAACGGCTCAAGCAGTGGCCGCCATTTATCCAAGCTGTGCAACAGCAGCGCGCTGAGTTTGAGCGTAATGGCATGACGTTTCGACTCAAGGCCGGACTGATGGCCGAGGAGATGATGAGCCAGATGTTCAAGCAGGCAGTCAGCAACGACAGCTCGATCATGCAAAAGCTCAGTGTGTTCAACAGTCTGGTGGACGTGGCGGGCTTGAAGCCCGATAAAAAGTTAGAGGCTGCCAGTGCAGTCTCAGCTCCCAAGTTCAGTATCACGATTAACATCCCACAGACAGGCGGGCCCGCCCCGATCACCATAGATGGCTAAGAACTATAAATGGCTTGACCGTCGGGTGTCGAAACCCGGACCGTACCTTGCGCTGTGTCTTACGCAAGAGGAAGTGAATGACGCGGCTAAAGGGCTCACCACTTGGCCACTTGAGTGTCCAACATATGGGGCGCGTGCGCACATGTTCCAGAAAGTAGACGGTGACCGCAACGTCGCCATCATTGCACTAGCCAAGGACTCACAGGAGAACTGCAACTCGATCGAGATCGCGGGCATGCTTGTGCACGAAGCTGTGCATGTGTGGCAGTACTACGCTGAGAAGATGGGTGAGCACAAACCGGGCGATGAGCAAGAGGCGTATGCTGTGCAGGCCATATCGCAAGAACTGATGTCTGAGTATGCTCGTCGAATCATGAACGGCACAGCGCCCCAACCGAAGGAATTCATCCTTGGCTAACCTAGTCTACACACCACCCCTGTCGGTGGTCCCATTCCTCACGTCGGACAAGTTTGCGAACTTCATCGTGGGGCCAGTGGGTTCAACCAAGACGACCGCGTCGCTGATTAAGATCGGCTACGAGGCTGCACGCATCAAGGCAGGGCCGGACGGCATCCGTCGATCACGCGCTGCTGTTATTCGTAACACCCGTCAGATGTTGTGGGACACGACCATCCCAGACTTCTTGAAGTGGTACCCAGATGGAGAGGCAGGTATCCTTGAAAAAACTAACTCAAAGTTCCTGCTCAAGTTCGACGACGTGGAGTGCGAAGTCTTGTTTCGAGGCTTGGATGACGCCAACGACGCTCGGCGTCTTCTTTCTTTGCAGCTCACTTTTGGTGTCATGGATGAATTCCGTGAGATCAATCCAGATATTTACAATGCTCTTACAGGTCGTCTTGGCCGTTACCCTGACAAAACGATGAACGGTGTGGGTGCTTGCGATGACGCTGGCCGGCAGATTCACAAAGTATGGGGCGCTACCAACCCGCCGGACGCTGACACGTTCTGGGAGACTTTGCTGAACGACCCACCTGACAACATGCACGTCACGATGCAGCCTAGTGGACTGGCAGTCGAAGCTGACTGGGTGCAGTTCCTGCCTGACGGCTACTACGAGAACTTGTGTGAGGGTAAAAGTGAAGACTGGATTGATGTCTACGTACACGGCAAGTTCGGGCGCTCGCTCTCGGGTCAGCCAGTGTTCAGGGCGTTTGACAAAGAGACCCATGTCGCTGAGCACACCCTCAACCACATCAAGCTCCAGACTCACCCGCTCATCATCGGGATGGACTTCGGGCTCACACCTGCATGCACGATCAACCAAGTGGACGCGCAGGGCCGACTGCTCACATTCGCAGACATAACGTCAGACGGTATGGGGACCTTGCGGTTCTGCCGCGAGAAGCTCAAACCGTTGCTGGCTAACCGATTTCCGGGGATGAACGTGCTGATTATTGGTGACCCAGCCGGGCAGCAGCGGGCTCAGACTGACGAGCGATCAGTGTTCGATATTCTGAAACAGGAAGGGTTCCGGGTCGTCCCGGCCAAGACAAATAGCGTGGTTGCGCGGGTCAACGCGGTCGATAAGATGCTCACTCGCACAGTCGACGGCAGACCCGGTCATTTGATTGACCCATGCTGCACAAAATTAATTGCTGCACTACGCGGCGGATATAGGTATAAAATCCGGCAGAACGGTGAGACGGACGATAAGCCCGAGAAAAACTCACACTCCCACATTGCAGATGCCCATCAGTACGCGTGTCTGCACGCTGATGGAAACGTCACAGGCGATGCTTGGGGCCGAAAAGCAGTTACAGTACAGAAATCCAACTACGTGTGGACCTGAGGCTGAAACTGTGTCATAGTATTCCCATTCGCACAAAGTGACGCACATATGCAACTTGGCTTGAACATTACCAATTCAAATGCCCCGGGTACTGTTACCACGGGCGGTATGGTCACAATTAAATCGCTGAAGGCGTTGCAGGATGAGCAGCGCGCCGCTGCCCAGCAGCAGAATTCACAGCCTGTGGTGCAAGCTCTAGCGGGCTTCATTCGCAAAACGTGGATGAGTTCTATGCTGGCAAAGCAGCAGACTTCAGAAATCAAAATGCTCAAATCCGTTCGCGCACGTCGCGGCGAGTATGACCCCGATAAGCTTGCTCAGCTTCGGGAGCAAGGCAGTTCCACCATCTACATGATGTTGACTTCGAACAAGTGCCGTGCTGCATCGAGCTGGTTGCGCGACACGCTGGTTACGGCTGCTGATGAGAAGCCTTGGACCATCAAACCCGGGGCGATTCCTGACCTGCCTCCGAATCAGATTGAGAGCATCATGCAGCAGGCTCAACAGGAAGTTCAGGCCCTATACATGAACGGCACACCTCCTACGGACCAACAAGTTCGTGAGCGCCTGCTCGAGATGAAGGACATGGCGATGTCTCACTTGAAGGACATGGCTGGCCGAACGGCTGAGCGCATGGAAGTGAAGATGACTGACCAGTTGCAAGAAGGTAACTGGAGCAAAGCCTTCAGTGATTTCCTCGACGACATCACTACATTCCCATCGGCGTTCATCAAAGGCCCAGTGGTCCGCAAGCGTCCTAAGATGCAGTGGGTCCCAGCTCAAGGCGGGCAATACACGCTTGACGTTAAAGATGAGTTGTGCCTCGAGTGGGAACGCGTTGACCCATTCAATATTTACCCAGCAGCGGACGCATCGAGTGTTGATGACGGTTCGTTAATTGAACGCCACAAACTTGCACGCTCTGACTTGCAAGCACTGATTGGCGTTGAGGGTTACAGCGACGGCGCTATCCGCATGGTGCTTGAAGAGTACGGCAAGGGTGGTCTGCGCGACTGGATTTACGTTGACATGAATAAGGCTTCGGCTGAAGGCAAGTCGACTATGGGCGTGCAACAAAACCCATCGCAGCTAATCGACGCACTCCAGTACTGGGGCAGCGTGCAAGGTCAGCTCCTGCGCGACTGGGGCATGACCGAGGAAGAAGTTCCAGACCCTCTGATGGACTACCCCATCGAAGCTTGGGTCATTGGTACATGGGTCATCAAGGCCGTTATCAATCCAGACCCACTGGGTCGCAAACCCTACTACAAGGCATCTTATGAAGAAGTTCCGGGAGCTTATTGGGGTAATTCGGTTGCGGATTTGTGTAGAGACGCACAAGACATCTGTAATGCTGCTGCTCGTGCGCTTGTAAACAACATGTCTATCGCCTCTGGTCCACAGGTGGTCTACAACATTGACCGCTTGCCTCAGGGCGAGAACATCACACAGATGTACCCATGGAAGGTATGGCAAGTCACCTCTGACCCAATGGCCGGTGGTGCAGCACCAATGCAGTTCTTCCAGCCTAATTCATTGTCTGCTGAGCTGATGAGTGTGTACGAGAAGTTTGCTACGTTGGCTGACGAGTACACAGGCATTCCCAAGTACATGACTGGCGAAAGCATGGCAGGCGGCGCAGGCCGTACAGCCTCTGGCATGAGCATGATGATGTCCAACGCTGGTAAAGCCATCAAACAAGTGATTGCGAACATCGACGAGAACGTCATTCGCTTGGCCATCGAACGGTTGTATTTTTACAACATGCGCTATGGCGATGACCCAGACTTGAAGGGCGACGTCAACATCGTCGCGCGCGGCGCGACTTCGTTGCTGGTGAAAGAGCAGGCTCAGATGCGCCAGAATCAGTTCTTGCAGATTGCTTTGTCCAACCCCGTCACTCAACAAATCGTTGGTGTCGAAGGCATCGCAGAATTGTTGCGTCAGTCAGCCAAGACTCTCGACCTCAACCCAGACAACATCGTGCCCCCAGTGGAGATCATCAAGGCACGTATGGCTCAGCAGCAACAGCAGGCTATGGCAATGCAACAACAGCAGCTGGCGCTCGAGCAACAGAATGGCCAAGCGCAGGCAGGCGGTACGCCACCTAATGCTCGCCCCGGTGCTACACTTGAGACCGGAGCCCCCGTAACCAATAACTTTGCACCATTGCAAGGTGTTGGCTCTTGACAACGGTAAAATGTTGTACATAATCGCATCAACCTAACGGAGTAATCCCATGCAAGCAATCAACCCAAAAGAGTCACGCTCAGCTGAGTACGCTCAAACTTCTGCCAAAACCGACGGCATGTCTAAAGGCCCAGCCACTCAAGGCAACGGCGGTTCAGACGGCGGCATCTTCGCTACATTGAAGCGCGGTGGCAAAGAAGTTGCTCAAGAATCAGCTAAGACCGACGGTCTCTGCAAATAATGTCAGTGCGAGTTGACGAGCGAGTTGCTCGTTGCCTTACACTATTGAAAACGCAAGAGTTCCAACCACTGGTAGAATTCTGGCAAAAGCAACACGCAGATACGCTCATGCGCCTGTGTGAAGCAAGAGATAAAGATGAAATGCTCCGGCTG